ACACAGACGTGGAATGCAGCGCCACTGCTGTGGCTGCCGTCACGCCCGGCACGTTCTGCGCGATGGCCACGAAGTCAGGCAGTGACACGGCCCGGTTGACGGCGGTGAACGACGCAGGGGCGTTCGTCCTGATCTGGTCGTTCGATTCCGGGTCGGTTCCCCCCGTCATGGCGGACGAGTTGTACACGTTGCCCGTCAGGAGCTGGGTGGCCACGCTTGTGATCGGGGCCAGGAAGGTGCCTACGCTGCCCGCTGAGACGTTTCCAGCCGATCCCGCGCCTACCCGGTAGGTAGACAGGATCTGAGCCCCTGTGACCGGCACAGCGCCGTTGATGTTGTCCCCGAACTCGATCCACGTCAGCCCGGCTGAGTCGAGGAACGTGGTGAACACGAGAGACCCCGGCCCGTAGTCCCCGAGGAACTGGGCGTACGCCCACTGGACCGGGTTAGATCCCGGCTGCTCCACGAACACGGTCACCGTGCCGTCGATGACCCCGGTCTGGGGCAGGCTGAACGACTGTCCCAGCGACCCGTCAGAAGTGCCCGCGATGTAGTTCGCCTGGGTCTCGCCCTGCGTTACCGACAGCGTCAGGGTTCCGACGCCGTTGGCGGGCACGAGGTAGCTCGCCTGGCCCGCGTCGACCTCGTACACTACTGTCGTGTCCGTGGTCGCGTTAAAGCCCGACATGAGCTGGGTTCCGGCGGGCACCAGGGTAGCGGGCTGCCCCGCGTACGTCTGGAAGGTCACGGTGCCGGTCGCTGGCTGGCCGTTCGACACCGTGTACCCGAGCAGGGCCGCGATGTTGAGGAGGGACTGGCGCTGGGTCGCGGTGTTGATGTACGCTTCCTGGGAGATGCGGTCGCCGTAGTAGGACATGATGTCGCCCTGGTAGGCGAACGCCTCGATGATGGCGAGCCCGATGTCGCCCTCGGATGCTCCGATCGTCCACCCGGGCATGGCTGTCTGGGCGTACGTCTGGAGCGACGACATGAAGCCGAGGAAGTCCTTGGACGTGTAGTCGATCGACGCCGGGACCGTGAGGCCCGTGGTGACTGGGGGTACCGCGAACTGGTTAGTCATTGGTGATGGTTCCCCCGATTGTCATGGTCGCCGTCTGGGTCAGAGGAGTCGAGCCCGAGCCGACTGTGTTGGTGCTCGACAGCTCGTACTCCACGTTGACCGCAGCGATCCCGAACTGGGCGTCGGTGGCCTGGGACTGGCTGATGGACGTGAGGTTGATGGCTGGCTCCCACTGGGCGAAAGCGTCGGTTACGTCAGCCTGGATGACACCGGTCAGGACAGGGTCGTTGTTCCCGAACACGAGACCGGCCAGGTTGAGTCCGTAAGTCGGGAGCATGACACGCTCTCCCTGGATGGTTGACAGCAGGGACTGGACGTGCTGATCAGTCACGGTAGGCGTGTCGGAAACTGTTGACACGACTCCGTTCGGGCCGAGCTGGAACGGAAGCTGGATCTCGGTGCTCATACCATAAGGATACCGGTTTTGCGGTTAGTCCAGCGCGTAGTAATGATTGAAGCCGATACGGGTCGTCGATGCCGTCAGGTTCTGGACGAGCATCCCGCTGGGCTCCATGTCGAACCGAGGCGAGTCATCGGGGAATGTGGCCGTGCTTACCTCCACGACGATCGGGATATCCTGGCGCGAGACCGCCCCGTTTGGAACGTACCCGGTAGGGGGGGTCCAGATAGAGGTGCCCGCCGTCACGGTACCGGGAGTGATGTTCGCAGCCCGAACCGACACCTTGTTATTCGGCTCCAGCTTGTACTGCGCGTACCCGGTCCCGACTGTCCAGCCGTTGAGGAGGCTCATGTTGTGCCAGGTGTCGGTGGTGATGATGGTAGGCGCAGTCGCGGTACCGGCGGTGGAGAGCACCCCCCCGCCCAGGACTGTCAGGCCGCCGGATACGCCGACGCTGCCCGACAGGTAAAGGTTGTACAGGGCTGCCTGCATGCCGAAGATAATTGACCCTAGCTGGATTCCCTCTCCGAATACCGTGTCGTTGCCGCCTGTTGTCCAGTTAGTCTGCGCGAAGGTGCCGGGGGTGTTTCCCGTGATCCACGGGACCAGCGCGCCGCCATTAGGCCCGATACCTGTGTTTCCGTTGAACTGGAGCATCTGGATGGCGATAGGAAGCCCGTCAGGGCCGCCGCTGTAGCCGTAGTAGACAACACCGGGGAGTGTCGTGCCGCTCCCGGTGTTAGACATGTTCGTCTGCTGGGACACCATGCTCGCGATCATGTTGTAGTCGGCAGGAGCGCCGTCGTACAGAATCAGCTCATTGTCAGTTCCCGTGCCCACGAACTGGGCACCAGTGATAGTTCCGCCGCTGACGCTGGGTTCCTCCACCCCCAGAGGGTTGGTGCCCGCACCGCTCTGAGCTGACGCTACCCAGGAAAAAGTAGAAGTTGCCGAGTTGAACGTCCAGATCTGGGCAGGCCCGTAGAACACCGTGCCGTCTAGTGTGAAGACCTGGTACCAGATATCCCCCACCTTCGGGTCGGGGGGCTCAGTCGAGCTGTACGTTACCGCCGTGACTGCGGCGTTCACGATCGGGCTGAGGTCTAGCGGGCCGATCCAGGCAGGCTGCGCCGGGTCTCCCCCCAGGAAGGCGACTGCCACAGGCGTGTGATTAGCGGGGAGGCTGTAATACGTGCCTAGGGGGACGGCCCACGCTGACACAGCGTTGGCGAGGACCATCGGCACGTATAGCTGAAGGCGTCCGACGCCGAGGGGGTCATTGTTGTTGACGACCGTCCCGGGGTAGACCCCCGGAAAGGTCAGGACAGCCCCTTCGCCTGCGCCCGGAACATAGCTGCTAGGTGTGGTCATTACGCTCCATTAGGCACTCCGTCCGTGATGACAACCTGGTTGCCCGCCTGCCATGCGCCCTTGTTGTTGACGCACGCCACGATCTCAGGGGACACTGTGACCACGTTCTTGTACTTGGGTGTAGGACCCTGCGTGTTCCTGATCAGGACGCACTGCGTGACGTACTTGTCGTTCGTGGGAACCTGAGTGCCCGACATGACGAGCAGGTGCTTAGCGTACGCTACCACCCAGTACCCGATGTTACCAGCGGGCAGAGCAGATCCGTTGAGGTACACGAGCTTGCCCGGGTACAGTCCCTGGTCGCCGAAAAGCTCAGCGGTGGCCCCGATCCAGAACTGGGACAGCCCCGCCAGGGCATTCGACACGAACAGCGCCTCGCCCACCGAGCTCACAGCCCTGTTCGTGTTGATCAGGGTAGGCCCGGAACCACCGGAGCTTGACGAGACGAGCATGCCTGTGGCACCATCGATACCGTACACGACGCGGTTGCCGACAACGCTGCCGGGCAGTCCCGAGCCTGTCAGGGCGGTGAAGTCGCGCATGGTGTCCTGCTGGTACTGGAGCTTGTCCTGCGTGAACGTGCTGACTCCCTGGGCGTTGCCGCTGAGGAAGTAGATCGCAGGGTCAACGAAGTACAGCGTGCCGTTGCTGCACCAGAACCTGTAACCGCACTTCTGGGCGAGGTAGTTCATGAAGCCGAAGTCGGACATGGCGGCCTGAGTCATGTTGCTGACGACCGAGGCACCCGACGTGACGACGCACCTGAACCCGTACCTCCTGGCCATCACCTTGGCCACGTACGTCGGGGTCACGCTTCCCCATGCGTAGGCTGACTGGGAGTTCATCGGGGCGGATGTCCCGATGCAGTAGTACGTGATCTGGAGGTTGTGGGTGCCCGACTCGGCGTTCGACTTCATCTCGTTGTGGTTGACGTACCCGTACCAGGTCAGGGCGGTGCCCGGCCCCTTGCCCCACGTCATCTGAACTAGGGCGTTGTCGGGCCACGTCGTGATGGCTGACATGTCCTCGCCACGGTTGTACTCGACGCGCAACGCTACAAGGTCGTGCTCGCCCCAGCCCATCTCAAGGGACACATTGAAGATGTAGTCGCCAACGGGGGTGCCGTTGACGGCCACCGAGTAGACTACCGGGCTTACGGGAACTGCCATTAGTTCGCCGGGATTCGGATCGTGGCCCCGACCGGCATGGTCGTCCAGTCGATCGTGACGTCGGTGTTCAGGTTGGTGATCTGCCACCACGCGGACGAGTCACCGAGGTACTGGTACGCGAGCTGGTCAAGACGGTCGAAGCCTGTCACGATGTGGGTCGTGTACGTGAACTGGGTCTCGGCAGGCTCGGGAAGCACGATGGTAGTCCGCACGACGCCGTCAGACCCCGTGATAAGCACGAGCTGGTCGCTCACGTACCTGCTGTTGCTTGTGATCAAGGCTAAGACCCCGTGTTCCCTGTCTTGATGTTCTGGAGAACCTGCGACTTCTGGAGCCCGGTCTCCACCATCTGAATGAACTGCGCAGCCGCAGCCTGCGTGTCAGCCGTGGTGTTGTACCCGGACGAGCCCGAGCCGCCCATGCCGCCCATGACTACCGAGCCAGCCTCGAACACCACGGTCACTCCCTGGGAGCTCGCGTTGCCCGATGACGCGCCGCCGAACGAGGGCTGCATCATCTGGGCTGTCTTGGCTGCCGACAGGAT